AGAACGGTCCCGGCCGGCCGCGAGGCCACCGACGTTCGCGAGGCCCTCGTCTACCAGATGAACGGCGGCAACGGCCCGTCGATGATCAAGGATGCGTGGAAGGCCCGCACCGAGGGCGATGTGGAAGCCCGCGACCGGCTCACCAAGTTCTCGCTCCAGCTGGCGGACGCGCAGTCCAAGGCGAGTGAGATCACCTCGGCGAGCTTCGCGGCGGGCAACACCACCAACGCGGCGGCCATCATCCCGCCCGGCTACCGCCCGGACCTGTACGTCACCCAGCTGTTGCAGGGCCGCCCGCTCTGGGGCTCGGTCTCGCGCGGCACGCTGTCCGACGCGACGCCGTTCACCATTCCGAAGTTCACCAGCGCCTCGGGTATGGCAGGCACCGGCACGGAAGGCACCAACCCGACGGTCGGCTCGCTCTCGGTCGGCACCATCACGGTGACCCCGAACTCGGTGACGGGTCTCTTCACGATCACCCGCGAGATCGCCGACAGCTCGAACCCGGCCATCGACGCGATCGCGACCCAGGCCATGAGCGAGGCCTACTCGCAGAACACCGAGGCCAAGCTGTACACGCTGCTGAACGGCGCGGGTGGTGTCGGTGGCACGATCACGGCGGGCCAGGTCCCCTCGGGTGCCTACGTCTACACCAGCGCCAGCACGTCGGGCACCATCGGCGGTGAGAAGCTGCTCGCCACCGAGCGTCAGTTGCTCGCTCAGTACCCGTTCCACCGGTTCGCCTCGCCTACCTTCGCGCACCTCTCGCAGGAAGGCACCACCGCCTACGCCACCGCTGTCGATGGCAACGGCCGCCCACTGCTCCCGAGCATCGGAGCGCAGAACACGGCCGGTGTCGGCAACGCGATGACCCAGGGCTGGTACGTCGACGGCCTGCCCCACACCCCGACCTGGTCCATGACCGGGAACGCTGCGGGCGACGCGGACGTGATCGTCGGCACCAAGCAGGACGTCTGGGCGTGGGAGTCTCCGTTGCTCACCTTCCGGTTCGAAGAGCGCGGCGGCCCGGCGAACATCGACCTGGCCCTGTTCGGGTACGTGGCCTGCCAGGTCCTGCGCCCGACCGGCCTGCACGCCATCCGCCACACCGTCACCCCGTAAGCGAGGGAACCATGGCCACCGCCAGCAAGAAGACCGAGCCCAGCGCCGAAGAGAAGGCGCGGGCCGAGGCCGCCAACGCTCAGCCGACCGAGGACACCACCCGCGCAGGCGGGCACATCCTCACTGACCGGGGCTGGGTCATCGAACACCCGCAGGCCCTGGACGAGGTCGAGGAGACCGAAAGCGCATGACGATCGGAACTTGGCCGCCCACGCTGGCGGACCTGAAGACGGACCGGGGCATTGACCTCGCGGACACACGTGATGACGTGGTCCTCGGGAACATGCTCACGGCCGCCATCGGGTTCGTTCAGCGTGTGCGGACCAAGTTCAACTACACGCACGACCCGATGAACACCGACCCCAGCCCGGACACCGCGCCGGACATGTGGGTCGGCACCATCCGGCTGGCCGCTCGCTGGTTCACCCGGCGCGAGTCGCCGGACGCCATGATCAGTATGGGTGACCTCGGCACTGGCCGGGTCACCTCGTTTGACGCGGACATCGACCGCCTGTTGAGGATCGGCCGCCACAGTGCGCCGATGATCGTGTGAGCAACATCGGCTGGAACGGGCCAGATCCCGTAGTCGACGCCTTCCCCACACCGCAGGAACTCGGCACCGAGTTCATCGCGAACGTGGACGTGACGATCACTCACGCCCGCGTGTGGACGGACGTGACCGAGCTTCCCCGCACGAACCGGCGCGCCCGGATCTGGTCAACGGCGGGTGCCCAGCTCGGGATCGCCACGCTGCCGGACGATCTCCCCACCGGCTGGTCGACCTGGCCACTGGACACCCCGGTCCCGCGCACGGCTGGACAGCGCTGGGTCACGAGCTTCACCACCGGCGGCAACGAGGGGTTCGCCAGCCACGCGCTGGACTTCGATGTCGTGTCGGTGGACGGTGCTGTGACCGCGCTCGCGCACAACAATGCGACCAGTGGCAACGGCGTGTTCACCCTCACCCCCGCCACGTTCCCCACCACCCAGGGCGGCGGGAACTCGTTCTTCGGCGCGGATGTCCTGTATGACCTCGGGATCGGCGGCAACACCGCGCCCCGGCTAACGCTGACCGCGAGCACCACCGACCTGAGCACGACGGTCACGGCCGTGGTAGCCGACGATGAGACGCTCGTGGGGGCCACGCTCCGGTTCATCTGGGGCGACGGCAACCCGGACACGCTCGTCTCCTACCCGACCGTCTCGGCCTCGCACACGTTCGCCACCGAGCGGGACTACGCGGTTGCGGTGGTCCTGACGGACGCGGGCGGGCTTACCGACACGGCTGCCGTGGTCGCCACCGCTCGTGAGCCGATCACCGGCGGCGTGATCGAGGCTGCTCAGGATGCGCTCACCGACGCGCTCCGTGCCGCGCTGCCCGGCCAATACCGGGTGATCCAGTTCGGCAAGGAGGCTCAGCCGCCGTCCCTGTCGATCGCCCCGCCGACGCTCCGCTGGGAGTCGACGTGCTACGGAGACCCGACCTCAGCGACGTTCGCGGTGTGCGTGATCGAGCGTCAGGACCAGCTCGCTTTTGAACGGTTACGACTCGTCATCCCCCGAGTCGCCGACGCAATTGATAATGTTCGGAATGCCAGCGTTATAAATGCAGCGCCGACAATTTACCCAGGTAGCGCGGTTGAATTGCCTTGCTACGTTTTCACCGTGGAGGTGGGATTATGACCGTGCACCAAAACCGTCTCAAGGTGATCAACTTCACCATCGGGGCAACCGCGTATGACTGCCAGATCCAGAGCTGGAACGTCGACCCCGGCGTCCAGGATGGTGACCGGCAGTACACGTACTGCTCCTCGGGGGTGAACTCGTTCATCGAAGAGACCGACTCCGAGCCGACGTTGCAGCTCAAGTTCTACAGCGACTGGCGCTCGCCGACGGGCCTGTCCTCGTTCCTGTGGCAGAACCCGAACGTGGTCGCGACCTTCCAGCTCGACCACCACCCGGACATCGCGTCCGAGCACGTGGTCTGGTCCGGGTCCGTGCTGTTGCAGCCGCCCCCGGCTGGCGGCGACGCGCGCGATACCGAGATCTCTGAAATCACCCTCATGGTCATCGGCGGCTTGGGCACGCCGGGCGGCCTGGTCTTCACCCCGGCCCCGTAAGGAGATTGGCACCATGGCACCCAGGGTTTCCCAGACCACTCAGGTGGCGACCTTCGCGGGTCTGCTCGCCACGCACACCGCGCCCACTGTGGACGGTGACGTGGTGGACATCGCGAACGGCACTTTCCTTTCGGTGATCAACGGCGGCGGCGGCTCGATCAACGTCACGGTCGTCACCCCCGGCCTGATCGACGGTGACTTGGCCGTCGCGGATCGGGTCGTGGCCGTGCCGGTCGGCACCACGCCGAAGCTGATTCCGCTCAACAGCGTCAACTACCGGCAGTCTGCGGTACCGGCCGACTCGGGTCGGGCGTACGTCGATTACTCGGCGATCGCCAGCGTGACGCGTGCGGTCATTCAGGTCCGTTAGGTACAGTACCGACCATGTTCAAATTCAAGATCAAGGCAGACACGGGCGAGTCCCACGAGCTCACGGCGAGTTCGCGGGACATCGTCAATTGGGAGAAGACCACACGCGGCGCGTCCATGAACCAGCTCAAGGACCTCTACAAGATCGCTTACTTCGCGGCCAAGCGGTCCGGGGTGTGGGACGGAAACGAACAGTCGTTCGTCGAAACTTACGACCTGGAAGTTGACGCCGAACAGGACGACGAATCGCAGGACCCTACCCAGTAGACTCATTCCATTGGCGGATAGCCCGGCTCGCGGTAGCCACCAACACCGCGTTCTGGGAATGGGTCAATGAGGAACCTCGGGTCATCGCGACGATGGAAGACGTTCTTCGGAAAAACGAACAAGATATCGAAAAGAAACAAAAGTCGCCACGAACTTCTGATCGTGGCCTCGGGGCCGGTGGCCCGCAGCTCAGTGGTTAGCTGCACCCACGTCTAGACCTCGGGAGAAGGGCATGGCCACCAAGACCGCACTGGTCGTCACAGTCAGGGTGGAAGGCATCGCCGCAGCGCTGGCGGCGTTCAAGTACCTGCCCAAGGACGCGACCAAGAGGCTTCGCACCGAGACGGTCAAGCTCGTGGAAGACC